TGCAGAGTAAAGCTAAAATAATATTACCCCGATTTCATAAGAATACTATGGCAGAAGGAGCCGTCGGGGTAGGAATTTTGTTGCCATACAAATTCCCAATAGTCGCAGCGAAGAGCGAGTATAATGATTATCTCTGCATAAGAAATAGAGCATGCGCACAAGCTCAGGTGAATTTTGATGCAGCTTATTTCCAGTTGTTCGTGAAGTGGGTGCATGAACATAGAAATATAATGTTTCCAGGGAATAAAGCTTTAGCACCGACACATTGGAAAGAGTATATATCACAGTATCCCATGTCAAAACAAACACAGTTGATGAATGCAAAGTATGAATTGGATCAAGGAAGGATTCCATTCAATGCATTTAGGAGAAAATCCTTTACAAAAAGAGAACTGTTGTTGAAAGCCACCTTGACAGGGTTAGACCATTTTGCTCCAAGATGTATTCAAGGGGTGAGTGATGTAGCTAATGCCATGTTAGGCCCGTGGGTAACCGCAATGCAAAAAGAGTTGAAAAGAATTTGGCATAAAACACACTTTGTTTCTTTTGCTTGCGGAATGAATTCAAAAGACATGGGAGAATGGTATGATGGCGTACCAAATCACCTCCAAGTAATGGAAGATGACTTTACTATTTTTGACGCATCCGAGCACGAAGGATTGTTGTCAATTGAGTTGGAGGTTTATAAATGGTATGGAGCCATGTTGCACCCGCATGTGAAAAGGGCTTTAGAAGAACAATTATATACCCGAGGCACAACTTCTTTTGGTTGGAAGTATGAAGTGCCGGCAACAAGGAAATCAGGAGATCCAAATACGTCCTTGGGCAATAGTATCATAAATGCACTCGTACATATGTTTGTATTGCACCAAGCAGTCGGTGGAAAGTTAGAAGATTTGTTGCCACAGGTCAAACTACTAGTTGGTGGAGATGATAATGTTACCTGCTATCCACGACAGTTCAACGTTGATTGGGCAGGAGAACTAAGTAGATTGGGCCTGAAAGCTAAACCAAAATTGGTGGCAAATAAAAATCAAATGGTATTCTTTTCTTCTCGACCTTACGTCGCTGATGTACAAGGAGTGCCAGTTACTTTGTTTGCACCCAAAATAGGTAAATTTATGGCTAAATTCGGGTGGAGTCTGGAACGCCAACCATGTTATGGAGCATGGATGAGGGGAAATGCCGCCGGATGGCAGGCAACCACAAAACATGTTCCAATATTGAGGGCAATAGTACATCGTGTGATGGAAGTGACACAAGGCTTGAAATATAGCGTACCAGACAATAACAATTGGACACCAAAAGCGCCAATATCAGGGGAAGTCCACACTCAGACATGGGAGTTAATAGAATCAGTGTATGGATTATCCCAGAGTCAAGTCGAGCAGTGCGAAGCAGAAATACGGACATTGGAGTTTCCATGTTTGTATTCTCATCCGGTTTTAAACCGGATGATTGACGTGGATTGTGATTAATTTTAGTGAGGTTGGTGGCCGGTTTCCTGTGTAGTACGTACACAAAGAAAACTGATGAAGTCGTGCGTCCGGCCCACCTTTTACACGTGCCTTGAGGTGAATAACGGCGACAGAAAGATAGACACTCTTTTCGCTTGCGAAATGAAACGACAAGCCAATCGCCCTAAACCTAAAGCTAAATCTACGTCAAAAGCTAAATTGAATTTGTTGCGTAACCCAAATTTGTCTTATGCACAATCCAATAGACAGCAGATTCAAGGGTTCGCCAAATTAGCAGAATCGGCTGCCAAGAAAATGCTGTTATCCAACAAGGCAACTCGACAAAAATTAGAAGGCGCTTCACAAAGAACCTTCGATAAAGGAATGCTTCTCCCTCTTGGTCCCGAGAGAGACTTAGCTATACAGTTACATCAGTCACTTCGTTCTTCCTACAATATGTGGGAGGCACAGATTTTGCTGCATGCAACTGATTGGGACTTGCGTTACCAATTACCGGGTTTACCGTACACTGGGCTAGCTAATTATAACAATTTGCAGACGACAGTTGACTATAATGATGTAGCAACAATACCAGCTGCAGTGGCCACGTTCTCTAGGCTGGAGGGAGAGACGTTGGGCCAAGCCCAGTATGGAGTGTATGCCGGGTTGGTAAATCAGCCTTATACGTTTTCTGGTAGTGGCGCTTTCTGGATAATTTTCGACTACCAGAATATGCAGGAGCCTATTAAGATAATAACAGGCTCTGCAGGTCCACCACCGTCGTATGAATGGTTTCCAGATGGAGCCTTATCCAATTGGAGTACTATGCCATGGACAACTTCACCATACGTTTTGAATAAGCAATTAGGATTGATTACTGAGCAGTATGGTGTTGGCGGCGGCACCGGGACAGCATTAAATGCTGATTATGGTAACTCAGCGTATTGTGGAGGGGCTTCTATGCTCTTGGAAGTTACCAATATGACGGCGTATACCGCAGTGTCTATGCGGGCCGTCAGTGACTGCGATATGGTCCAAAGGTTTGTTAATACATTAGATACTTCAGAGTTTGCACCTGCACCTGGTAAAGGTAATATTGGGTTGAGATCCATGTTTACCCCCGGGAAGACCGCTCTTGTGGAGCATACTGGTTCAAAATGGTATTTGCCGGTGCAATATAGTGATGGACCAATTGAGGTGTACATTCGGAATTCATTGTTTAACGCACTTAGGAATGGGTTTCCAATAGTGCAGGTGAATGTCACCAATACTTCAGCCACCTCTACGGCTAATGTAGTGTTTTCAGTTGTTGCTCAGACTTGGATAGGATTGGCTCCTACCTTGTCTAAGGATGCCTTGGCTCAACCTTACACCACAACCGCCACCGCAATACCACCTTGGGTTCGAGGTTTTCGATCCATTGGTGCTGTTGGTGGAGATTTGGATACCGTAGCTAAGACAGTAGCCTCTGAGAGAGTGGCTCAAGCCGCAGTATTTCCTTCGCCTGGTGCTGGACCGCAATCGGCAATTCCAACACAAAGAAATGCAGGCAGATTGACGGTCAGGCCGTCAGTGTTGAAAACAATTGGCAATGTACTCCGAAATGTCACCATTGATGCTGCATCAACATTGCTCCCCAGAACAGTTGGGGGATTTCTTGGTGGCATGGCCGGAGCGCGACGTGGTATGATCGGTGCTGTTCCTTATGTCCAAGGGAACAGGCCGATGATTGACTCCAGCAGTGGGATACCAGCCATAATGGCCGGAGGTCCATGGGATTGAACTTAAATTGCCGGGGCCTCACTTTGTGAGGCGGGGGTATACAAGCCCGGCAATCTGATATCCCACTTAAAACCGGCTGCAAATAATAAATAACTCCTTCCAG